AGCAGGTTAGCTTTTGGTTACTTAATAGATATGTAAGTGCTGTACAAGGTTCAAGAGAGGAACAGGAACTTGCTGTTTTTAAAACAAATGAATATTATAACAAACATTTTAATACTATTGGTGTTGGTAAAGAAAACGGACATCAAGAACTAATGTGGCAATTACTATGTATGAGCGGCGCTTGGAATAAAATAAAATTCCATCCGTATATAGGCTTTAAGAAAAAAGGTACAAACAATAATTCTGCCATAAAACTTTTAGAAAAAATTTATCCTAATATGAAAAATAATGAGGTAGAATTACTTGCTGGAATATCTACAAAAAAAGAACTTAAACAACTTGCGGAAGATCACAACATTGACGTCAAACTCTAAACCATATGTATGCAAATATTGCGGTACAGGATATACAAGAGAAAAAACTCTTGCTGTGCATATGTGTGAAAAGAAAAGACGTGCATTACAAAAAGATGAAAAGCGTGTGCGATATGGATTCTATGCATTTCAAAGGTTCTATGAAAAATCTATGATGTCAAAAAATACAAAGACATACGAAGATTTTTGTAGTAGTCAATACTACAATGCTTTTGTAAAGTTTGGAAGTTTTTTAAATAATGTACAACCATTATACCCAGAGAAGTATATTGACTATGTAGTAACTAGTGGAGTTAAATTAGATCATTGGTGTAAAGAAGACATGTACCAAAAGTATGCTATTGAGCTTATACAGAAAGAAGGAGTTGAAACTGCACTTGAACGTAGTGTAACAACTATGATGGATTGGGCTGACGAACAACCAGATGCTCCTTGGAATCATTATTTCTATCATGTAAGTTTAAATAGAGCAGTATGGCATATTAAAGATGGAAAAATATCTCCATGGTTGTTATTAAATTGCAAAAGCGGAAAAGAAATGTTAGGTAAATTTAACGATGAACAACTTAATATGATATTCCATATAGTTAATCCATCTCATTGGGCACTACGTTTTAAAAGACAACCTAAAGACGTAGAACTTGTTAAAGAAATTGTTAAAGAAAGTAATTTATAAAATGGACGATATACAAATTATAGAAGACGACGGTATAGAAGTTATTGACAACTTCTTATCTAAAGATGAGTTCCAAAAACTATATGACGGTATGGTTAACTCAAGGTTTCAATGGGGAATGGGCGAAGCTGTAAGAGAAGAAACTTCAACTGTTCCTTATAATTATAATTGGCAGATGTATCACATGTTCTATTACACTCCAAACATAATGAACTTAGATACAATGCCATTGCTTCAAGATATATTACCAAAATTAAATATTGGTGTATTAATAAAAGCAAAAGCAAATTGTAATTTTGTTACTGAAAAAATAATTGAACACGGCATGCATGTTGATGTAAGTGAACTTGCAAATATATGTACAACTGCTATACTCTACTTAAATACAAACGACGGCTATACTATATTCGAAGACGGAACAAAAGTAGAGAGTGTAGCAAATAGATTAGTTAAGTTTCCAACAGGACTTATGCATACAGGAACATCTTGTACTAACAGTCCAAATAGACTTGTAATTAATTTTAACTATATAGAAATGAAGGATGAATATGCCAGACATTGATATAGATTTTGCAGACAGAGATATTGTTTTAGAAAAAATAAAACATCGTGTTGCAAAACTAGATACAGGCAAAAAACATAACACTGGAGTTTATGCAACAGAAATACCTCACAACCCTGTTGACGGCATAAGTACTATCGAACACAAGACTGCGGAAGAACGTGGTTACTTTAAACTAGACTTTTTAAACGTAAGCATCTATAAAGATGTTAAATCAGAAACACACCTAACAGAATTAATGGAAAGGACCCCACTATGGCAACTATTGGAACACAAGGACTTCTCAGACAAAGTATTTCATCTAAGCGGGCACAGCGAACTATTACAGCAATTGAAGCCTACTTCGGTACAACAATTGGCGGCAACACTGGCAATAATACGCCCAGCGAAAAGACACTTAGCAAGCAAGAGCTGGGAAAACATATTCAAGGAAGTTTGGATAAAGCCGACAAACGGTGATTACTTCTTTAAGAAGGCACACGCATATGCTTACGCTATGAGCGTAATAGTACATATGAATTTAATATGTGAAGAGTTGTCTACTTAGACTTACGTACTAGTTGTACACTCTTTCTTTTCACACGTTTTACATTTAATGCATTTAAGTTTACACACGGACCTATAGTAACTTTTACGTCTTTACTATTCATTGTCATAAGCGCAAATTGAAATTTGCTCATTTCTTTATTTAAAAATATGTTTATAGGAATCATTCTATTTGACTCCCACCACCATACTTCGCCCATTTGTAAAAATAGTTTCTTTTGTAAATCAGTCTTTAACGTAGTAAACACATACATACTTGTTATGTATTGATCTTGGTTGGCAATGATACCAACGTACTCGTTACCACCATAGGTAACCACGCTTATAAACGGAAAATCTTTTTCAATATCTTTTAATAACATAATTCTCGATAAATATTAATATGCAGCTAACACCTAGATATTTAGTCGATAACAAAATAACAATCCTAGCAAATGACGCAGGACTCATAACGGAGTATAGACCAGTGTACCAGAGACATATAAAAGTATATAAGGGCATAGATAATGTCCTACAATTTAAAGTATTAAATCATGATCAAAAACGTAAAGAGATTACAGCGTATACTCCTAAGTTCGTTGTATTTGATCAAAACAAACAAATGGTTATAGAAAAAGATTGTACTGTTACTGACGATGGATCTACTAACACAAGGGGAAACTGTAGAGTAACTATTACTGAAAACGAACTATTAAATTTAGATACACAGTTCTTAAGTTATAACATCTATCTTGTAGATAGTAATAGTGAAAAAACATTAACATACACTGACACACACTTTGGCAGTGATGGAGTAATACACTTAGAAGACAATGCGTTCCCAGGGCCGTTAGCTAGTTATAGCTTAACTACATTTACTGAAGACAACACAGTATGGTACAGTGAAAGCATAAGCGCACAGCCTGCTATCAACGGCAACGAAGCATTACACACAGCCTCAGTATATACAGATAGTTATGTTGGTGATGTAACTGTACAAGCTACATTAGAAAATCAAATTACAGGATCTACTAACTGGAGTGATGTTGGTACCATTACGTTTACAGGTAGTGAAACAGAACCTAAGCCTATTAACTTCAACGGTGTGTTTAGTCACTTGCGTGTTAGTGCTACAGCAGATCCAGCAGATAAAATAACCAAAGTTTTAGTAAGAAACTGATTGACAACACCATAACTTTATAGTATAATATTACTATGAGTATCGTAGCTGAAACAGTTCTGACATACATTCCTGCTAAGAGGAAGACAACTCCTAGCGGGTGGATCGGGTTCGATGCTCCTTGTTGTGTCCACAATGGTGAGACACGTGATACGAAGGCCCGCGGCGGCGTTATACAGGAAGGCGATAACATAAGTTATCATTGCTTTAACTGTGGATTTAAATGCAGCTGGCAACCGGGTCGAACGTTTTCACATAAGATGCGTAAGTTTTTACAATGGGTAGGAACACCTGACGATGTAATCAATAAGGTAGCATTAGATGTGATGCGTCTGAACGAAGGCGTTGAAGCACGTGAACGTATAGCTTTGATGCCTTCGTTTACCTCAGTTCCACTACCAGACGATGCTGTTCGTATACAAGACATACAAACGCATACTAAGCATTCACTTGCTGTATTAGAATATATGGCCGCACGTAATCTTAACTTAGATGACACTAACTATTATTGGAGCCCTAGTTTAGGATACAGAGATAGATTTATTATTCCATTTTATTATGAGAAGCGCATTGTAGGATGGACTGCTAGAAGTATACTTCCTAATAAAAATCCTAAGTACTTAACAGAAGTACAGCCTGGATTTGTATATGGACTTGACGAACAAAGTTACAATAAAGTATTTGCTATTGTTTGTGAAGGACAACTAGACGCTATACATATAGACGGGTGTGCGTTAGGAGGTAGTGAAATATCAGAACAACAAGTAATGCTGTTAAAACAATTGAACAAAGATATTATTATTGTTCCTGACAGAGACAACGCAGGTAGTAAGTTAGTCGAGCAGGCTATTAACTTAGGGTTTAGTGTAAGTATGCCAGACTGGGATGAAGACATAAATGATATTGGTGATGCTGTCAATAAGTACGGTAGACTATATACGTTATATAGTATTGTAAATGTTGCAGAGGAAAGTCCTCTTAAAATAAGATTGAAAGCAAAGAAATGGTTTTAATTAAAAAAGTTTGGCGAATAATTATTTGGCCCTACACACGTATTAAAGAAGAAATAGTGTTTAGAAAAAAGTTAAAAGCTCTTAAGGAAGAGGATCCGTTTATTTACAAATGATTACTTGGGGTATAAGTGCAAACAGCCACGATGCGGCATTAGCAGTATTTACAGATGAAGGATTAGAATTTGCTAGTCATAGCGAACGCTTTAGCGGAATAAAAAACGATCCTGACTTAAATAAAGAGCTAATTGATTATGCAAAGAAGTGGGGGCAACCAGATGAACTTATTTGGTACGAAAGACCGCTTGTCAAGACTCTTAGACAATTTAGAGCAGGGCAAGGAATTCGGTTACGTGAAAATAATATTCGTAACTATCTTAGATCTTATGGGTTACATGCTCCTATTAAGTATACTAGTCATCATCTTTCCCATGCTGCTGCCGGCTATTATACTTCACCTTTTAACCAAGCCACTGTTGTTTGTATTGACAGTATTGGAGAATTTGATACACTCACAGTTTGGAACGGAAGTGGAAACAAACTTAAAAAAATCTATTCACAAAAATTTCCACACTCTATAGGATTATGGTATTCTGCTATGACTCAACGTATTGGGTTAAAAGCAAATGAAGATGAATATATTCTTATGGGCATGGCGGCATATGGCGATAGTAGAGTATACCGTCATCAAATTATGCATGATTTTTTTGAAAGCAAAACTTTACCTATTAAGTTTAAACACAACTTACACCGAGGGTGCAATTGGTGGAGACCAGAGTTAAACGACGATCACAATTTTAATATAGCAGCCGGTACACAATGGGTATATGAAACAATCCTTGATAACATTTTACTATGGTGTAAACAAAATGGCAATAGTGACAACTTAGTTCTTATGGGCGGATGTGCATTAAACTGTAGTGCTAATCATTTAGCCTATAAGTATTTTAAAGATGTATGGATTATGCCTAATCCAGGTGATGCTGGATCGTCTATCGGTGCTGTACTAGCACACAAGAAACAACATATGCCTATGGATCACGCATACTTAGGCTACAACATAGAAGGAGACTATCCAGTTGAAGAAGCAATCAGCGAACTTAAGAAAACGGGAATCGTGGGCGTTGCGAATGGTAGGGCGGAGTTTGGCCCTAGGGCTTTTGGCAATCGTAGTCTACTTGCTGATCCCAGGGGAAGGGATATCAAAAGCAAAGTCAATGACATTAAACAAAGACAACAGTTCAGACCCTTCGCTCCAGTCATCATGTCAGAACATTATGATTCCGAATTCGACGGGTTTGCAAATAACTATATGCAGTTTACCGCCCGTTGCAAAAATCCAGACTTGTATCCTGCCATCACCCACGTGGATGGAACAAGCAGAGTCCAAACAGTTGGACCAGATGGTAGCGGCATACGACAACTGTTAGAAGCCTGGTATGAAGCTACAGGATGCCCTATGCTACTAAATACTTCGCTTAACATCAAGGGCAAACCAATAGTAAATAACTTGACAGATGCACAAGAGTTTGCTATAATATATAATATAAAAGTATTCACAAAGGCAAAGAATGACTAGACAAAACACAGACTATGGATATGAGATACAGAAGGTGTATCTAGAAATGATGCTATCAGATGCTGAGAGCTTTGTACGCTGTCAGGCTGTGTTTGATCCAAATAGCTTTGACAGACGTTTAACACCAGCGGCAGAGTTTTTAAACAGTTATGTTAGTGAACATAATGCATTGCCTACACTTGACATTATTAATGCGGCAAGTAATCTACAAGGTGACAACAAACTAAAAGATGTAGGTGAGCTACAAGAGAATCATTATGATTGGCTACTGCAAGAGTTTGAAACGTTTAGTAAACACAAAGCACTAGAGGCAGCTATTTTAAAGAGTGCTGACTTACTTGAAAGCGGAGAGTATGGACAGTGCGAAGACATAGTCAAGAAGGCTGTACAGATTGGTTTGCAAAAAGATTTAGGTACAAACTACTTTGCTGATCCTAGAGCAAGACTAGAAGGCATTAAGAGTACTAACGGACAAGTAAGCACAGGTTGGAATGCAATTGATAAGAAACTGTTTGGTGGCTTTAACAGAGGCGAGCTGAATATCTTTGCAGGCGGTTCAGGTGCAGGTAAGAGTTTGTTCTTGGCTAACATTGGTGTTAACATGGCTGAGAAAGGATTGAACGTGATCTACTTGACACTAGAGCTTTCAGAAGCACTGGTTAGTATGCGTGTTGATTCAATGGTAACTGGTATTCCAAGTCGTGATGTATTTAAAAGCATTGACGATGTTGAGATGAAAGTTAAAATGATTGGCAAGAAGTCAGGCAAGTTTCAAGTCAAGTATATGCCTAGTGGTAAGACAGCAAATGATGTACGTTCATACATTAAAGAATATGAAATTAAAACAGGCACTAAAGTAGACGTACTACTCATAGACTACTTGGATCTATTGATGCCAGCAAGCACAAAGGTAAGTGCAGAGAACTTGTTTATCAAAGACAAGTACGTAAGTGAAGAGCTACGTAACCTAGCAATGGAATTGAACACAGTGTTTGTTACAGCGGCACAGTTGAATCGTGGTGCTGTGGAAGAAATTGAATTTGATCACTCGCACATAT